AAACAGATAGGAAAGCATGATATACATGACCTACATCCTACCCCTGCGTATAAAGAAATAAGGGATGAATAGCGACGGCAGGATAGAAGTACCTGCGTTCGTGGAAATTGGTTTACATACTTTGAACTCATCACCTAACTGTCATTAGTTCATCTTATAGTTCCGCTTTAGGCGTACACTACATCAATGCGACGATTATATCTGTGATGATACTAGAACCCCAACTTACGGTTAGCTACTAGTATACTACGTTAATAGTCGATGGATGACCTCTTACAGTCCCATCAATCAAAGCAAGAAGAATCTTCTTTTCTGTCTGGCGCAGTTGTGCTACGCTCAGTTACCCCGTGACCAACCAACTGATAATGAATCAGTTCATCTCATGATTTCATGAATGATGCGAGTCAAACACTCTTTGGTTGTACCTTACGCCTCAACTCGAGAACGCACTCAGTCACGCCACTAGAATGACAACATATTGCAATATGCCATCACTTCAGTCCCTGAAAGATTGTATACCAGACCACTTATTAAGAGAATAGTCGATTCATTTAACAAGTGTAGGTATGATAAAATATCATAGTAATCGTTGGCATGATACCATGTTGTGTCGGGATACTTGATACTACGCTATCACCTGTAGGTGTATCCCGACGCTATGGTATTGTGCTGTGCTACTTAGGTTTGGTTGAAGTCTGTATTAACCAGTCTTCGTCCAGACCTACGTCCACAGACTTGGGCCGATAGAAGAAGGCGGTAGCCTTTGGATAGCGAACCACATCCCCATCTAGAACTTCGTCAAGCGACGTTGTTCTAATGAAGTTGTATGCCGTCTTAGGCATATACTTCAGCGATGGTTTGGATTTGGCAAGCGCTTCTATCTGGTTTGCAGTGAACACAGAAGGCAGAGTAGACCCTACGATATCGTTGTCATCGACAACCATACGCAGGTTGTCGCTGGGAATCCAGCGACCATTGCCATCTAGTTCATGTACAAACTTACCGTCTTTGACTGAGCCCCGAAATGTATTAGATATCCTGATACTTATTTTGGCTTTCTTTGTCATAGTTACGTTTCCTTTCCGTTAGTATGAGACAGACTGCCACTCAGTCATAGGTGACCAAGTCTTTGGACATAACTGTCTCGCCAGAGACAAGCAGGGGTACATAGAGACCACACACTAACGATATTTCATGGCAGAGGGGGGCAGAGGTAGTTAGGACAAAAGAATGACTTCAACTGCCGAAGACCCCCCATGCCGTGAAAAACGATGTGGGTGGGCTCAATGTATATCAGGTGCACTCATTCTACGTTAATTTTTGAAACTTTTTTGTTTTCTCACCTACCACCCCCTACGGGGGTGTTATAAGCATGACAATAATTGGGATTCGCAACTCAGATGTCTACCCCATTGTTTGGGACAATGGGGGTTTAGACCACATGCCACTTGTTAAGAGAGAAGTACAGGCGTTACTTAAAGTGATTAATAGCTATTGACTTATAATACTATATGGTTTTATATTTTTATGTATTTTTTAGTAACAACCTTTTAATAAGGGGTCACGTCGTTGCTCCAGAAGTTTCTAACAGAGGATAACAAACTAGACTATCAGAAGCTCTACGATGAAATGGGTACATATTCGATTAAGTCGCAGGGAATCCAACTGTACAATGACGTTGTGAACTGGTATAAGGAAGATTTTACTGAAGAGGCCTCGGATAAATGAAGCAAGAGGGCTACGATTTACTCTATTTAGACCCAAATACCCATCACGGGCAGTTTAATCGTGTACCAAACTATAGTAAATCATTTGAATATGGTAAATTCAGCCACGGATTGCCACATCTTCAGCTTTTATTAGATTTTAACCCAGAAAGCTGGTTAGATGTTGGGTGTGGCTATAATACTCTAATAAAGGAAGTCAGAGAGAAATATGTTAAAGATTCTTGGGGAATAGATTTCGCTTGTCCAGTAGCAGACCAAGTATGTGATGTGTTGGACTTACCTTTTTTTGATAAACGCTGGGATTTAGTCACTGCATTTGATGTAATGGAACATATTTACCCAGATGATGTTGATAAGGCTTTACAGGAAATGCGTAGAGTATCTAAACGATTTGCTTATACTATATGCTTTAAAAAAGCTCAGTTAGAGCATAAAGGATTGAATGCACACGCTACAATTATGAGCAGAGCAGATTGGTATAAGAAAATTGACGAGAATGGTGGAGATATTATTGCTATAGAAAATAGTAAATTCAGGTCTTCACATAGAAGTAATGAGTTTATTTCTGGAGAGTGGAGATAGTTTTAAATTTATACTATAAAGATTAACCATAAGGATATAGGATTAACAGAGTACCCGATATATCGCATAGACGAAGCCAAAAAAGAAGGGATTCGTTCCAAACACTGGCAATCCGCCGAAGAAGGCGATTGGGCGGTCACAGACGACGAATATGTTGCCAAAGTTATACGGAAAAAGGTATACTACGATGCAAAGCGTCGTAAATCCTTCTATTATCGTATGCCTTTTGGTTATATTATGTGGAATCCTCGCTATCCTAATAAGAAGTTCGCTTGCGGAGGAAGAGAGGCTAACAACACTTTCACGGGTAAGAAATGGTTGGATGTCGTCTCTAAATCGGACAAATATAGAGCTTTAGCTATGTGGGCGGCACTGACAGAAGACAGAGATGTGGCTATAGACCAAGTATTTGGGCCTGTTTCAGTGAGCAAACGCCGTAAATTGCGGCGACACATGAGGACGGAGACCTTTCATTCTATGAAAAGAGACGAAGCACAAAGATTATTAACAGATAAGATGATGGACGCCAACTTCTTCATTGATTTGATGAACGAAGGCATTGCAATGGCGAAAGAGAAGAAAGATGTAAATGGTATCAGGGGTTTTGTAAACGATGGGTTTGAGATACACGGTATGAAAGATAGGGACACTGTAGTCACTAGCAACCGTATTGAAGCAGTTCAGACTAAGAAATTGATTGACAATATCAATTCTGAGGAAGAAAAGCTTGTTTTAACTCAAAAAGTAGAGAAACCTGTACCAGAGGATGGAAAGACGGAAAAATGGCGTGAAGACATTAGGTTTAACGAAAAGCCCAAGTAGTGTAGACTACGAAGAGCGATACGCTCAAGAACAAGCCCTAAAGAAACTACGTAATAATGTTGGTCTTTTTGGCAAGACTATGTTCCCTACTGCCTTAAACAAGACAGTTCCAGCATTTCATCACGATATTTATAAGAACTTATTGGACGGGGAGAAACGTCGACTCCTTATAGCCTCCCCACGTGGGACGGCAAAGAGTACTGTGACCTCCTTGATTCTACCCCTGCACAGAGCGGCTTTCAAACCGTCCAATGAGGATTTGTTTATTGTAATTATATCTGAGTCCCAATCCCAGAGTATCAACTTCTTATCCCGTATAAAGCATCACCTTATAAATAGTAGCAATTTTAGAGCTATGTTTGGCGAAATGGGCCCATCTACCTCGAAACGATGGACTAATAATGATATTATCCTTGCTAATGGTACACGTATTGTTGCTGTTGGTACTGGTCAGAGGGTTCGTGGGTTCATTGAGGGCGATACTCGACCCAATCTTATTATAGTAGATGATTATGAATCTGAGCTAAATGCAGCTACACCTGAAGCTAGGGCTAAAAACCGTAAGTGGATTACTGAAGCAGTTATACCATCTCTTAGTGATGAAGGTAGAATTGTGATGATAGGTACAGTTATATCAGAAGATTGCTTCCTATATTGGGCTAAAGACAGTCCAGCATGGAAAGTTCTATGGTTTTCTATATATGACGATGATGGCAAGAGTATATGGGAAGAACGCTTTCCAATGTCTAGGATACATGATATTAAGAGAGAGTTCGAGAGTGTTGGCAACCTGAATGGATTCTATCAGGAGTACATGAATGAAGCACAATCACCAGACAACGCCCCCTTCAAACCAGAATATATCAGACTACATCACTACGCTTTTCAACGAATTAATGGACAAAGTTGCCTCGTACGCACGGTTGATGGTGAGGAGATTCAAAAACCCGTCAACGTCTATTGTGGCGTCGACCCTGCAAGTAGCCTATCTGCTCGTAGCGACTTTTTTGTTATTGCTACTATTGCTCTTGATGGGGATGGTAACAAGTATGTGGTGGATATTTTCCGTGACAAACTTGACCCGGCTGTTCAACCTGACAAGATTATCGAGATTTATAAGAAGTTTCACCCGAAAAGGATGAAGATTGAAACAACTGGGTATCAAGAAGCGTTAAGAGCTAATGTGCGTAAGCTTATGATGGAACAGGGTTTGTACATACCCGGCTTAGAAAAAGGTATAAAGCCAAGGACTAGAAAGTCTGAAAGACTATTATCATTAGTAGCACCTCTAGCGAGGGGCGAATTCTTCTTCAGACCACAAGATTTAATACCACAGCAGGAATTTCTCTCATATCCGAGAGGTAAGCATGATGACATACTGGACGCAGTGTATTATGCACTAGATGGGGCGAAAAGTACGGGCATAAAGTCCATACTTGACCATAATAAAAAGAAGATAAGCAACGTACTTGATTGGATGACAATGTAATGGTAACTTCGTAACGATGGCGTACGTCGAAAAAGAGACCGACATACCTGAAGATATTGTTGACGTAACGCAGAAGCTTTGGAAGTCTTACTCTCAGAAGCGAGATACTTGGGCACAGCAAGCACAAGAGGATGCAGAGTTTAGATTGGGTAGACAATGGACTGCGGAGCAACAAAGAATACTTCTTGAGAGGGGTCAAGCACCCTTAGTCGTAAATAGAATCCATCCAGCAGTTGAAGCCGCAAAGGCTCTCCTTACTTCTGGCCGACCACAGTTTAGAGTATCTCCTCGAGAAGACTCAGATAATAGAGTAGCACAGGTTTTCAATGGATTACTTGAATATATGTGGTACATCTCAGACGGGACTCAGGCACTCCGACATGTAATAGATGATTACTACACAATGGGTTTAGGTGCGATGATGGTTTATATTGACCCTCTCAAGGATTATGGAAGAGGTGAGGTCGTAATAAGAGATGTAGACCCTCTTGATGTATATATAGACCCAAATTGTCGTGATAGACTTGGAGATGACGCAGAAAATGTAATTATCTCTAGACAATTTACCAAAGAACAAGCTATGACCATGTATCCTATGTATAAGGATGCTATCCAAAATGCGGCTAGTGAACTCGACTCTGACAGGCCAACTACTTCAAGGGTAGATGATAAGGGTATAATATTCCCTGAGGACACATCAACCAAGACTGACATGAGTTTTGGTGAGAATAATGAGTATATCCGTGGTTATGAGCGATATTATAAGATTTGGGTAAAAAGATTTCATATTAAGAATAAGATTGACGGCACTGAAGAAGTCCTATTAGAGGAGGACATGCCAGAATACTTAGCTAGGCCAGCGATTATGGTTAATGGGAAGGTGTTTACTGACCCTAAAAAAGCTAAAGGTATCATAGAACAGATGTCCCAAGAGTACGATAAGGCAGTCCATCAAGCTAGAATGGCCGACCAAGACGTACCACCACCTCCTGTTATTCAAGAGATGCTCTACCAAGATTTAGTTGAACAAGACCTGATAGAGACCGTGTCAGTACCAGTGCAAAGAGTAAAGATGTGTGTAGTTATGGGTGATAAATACCTGTACTCACGCTTACTCCCCGTTGACCATTACCCCATCGTGTTCTTTATGAATATTCATACTAGAACGCCCTACCCTCTAAGCGACGTACGAATGGTCAAGGATTTGCAGGAATACATAAATAAGACACGGTCTCTTATCATTGCACATGCTACCACATCAACCAACACAAAGATACTGATTCCGTCTGGTTCTGTCGATATGCAGGACTTTGAACAAAGATGGGCACAGCCGGGTGTGGCAATAGAGGTAGATATGGACAATGGTGCTCCTCAACCAATTCAACCAACACCCCTTCCAAATACTTTATATCAAAATGAGATGGCGGCAAAACAGGATATTGACCACGCATTAGGGTTATACGAACTTATGCAGGGAAACTCTGAAGCGGCCCCTCATACTTACAAGGCTACAGTATCACTTGATGAATTTGGTCAGCGTAAGATAAAATCAAAATTGCAGGACATAGAAACTGGTTTAGTTAGAGTCGGTAAGATAGCCATAAGCCTTATGCAACAACTGTATCAAGCTGAGAAGATTGTACGTATTGTCCAGCCGAACAACAGTATGACGGAATTTGCTATAAATAAAAGATTGTACGATGATAAATCTGGCGAACTTGAAGTAATTAACGACATATCAAGAGGTACATATGATGTTGTCGTTGTTACTGGCTCTACTTTACCAACCAATAGGTATGCACAACTTGAAATGTATATGGATGCATATGAGAAGGGGATTATTGATAAGACTGAGGTTCTAAAGAAAACCGAGGTATTTGATATAGAAGGTGTTATGTCTAGGACTGATATGGTTATGCAGTTACAGTCTCAGATAAAGGAATCAGAAAAGAAAGTAAAAGAATTAGAAGGCGATTTGCAGACGAGAGAACGTGAAAACTATCATCTCAAGCAGAGAGCTGAACTTGAAAAATTCAAAGCAGACCTCGATAAGACTTCAACCCAGACAAAAGCGTCTGGCAAGCTTTTCGAGAAACGCCTAGATGATGTAATGGGACAGGTTAAAAGTGAAGTTAAAGAAGCTAATAAACCTAAAAAATAGCCTTACCTCTAAGTCCCGGCTAGAGCAGGCAAACAAAAGGAACTCGATATGGAACAAGTAGTAGGGACTACCCCAGTAGAGGACGTCGCAGTTGTCGACGAAGTCGTGGGCTCCCAAGGACAAGACCGAGAGTTAACGCCCGACGATGTTTTTACACCGGGCAACAGTTCGGAAGATTTCTTTCGTGCTAACTCTGTAGAAAGCGAAGAACAGCCAGTTGAAGCGGCATTACCCGAAGATACTGTACCTGAACCGCAAGAAGTAGCACCGCAAGATTCTGAGAACGAAACAGTACGTTACCAGTACTGGCAATCTGAGGCAGATAAAGCGAGGAATGAGAATGAATCCCTGAAGCAACAACTTCAGCAGAATCAACCTCAACCAGCGCAAGCTGAAGCAGATTCAAAACAGGAAGAGAGTTACGAAAGCTTTCCACCTCCACCTGATAAACCTGCCAAACCGGCTGGATATAATAAGGAGGAGGCATGGTCTGACCCAGCTTCGACATCAGCTCATCATCTGGAAGAAGTAGATAAGTGGCGTGAGAATATGGACGAATATAATAGACTCCATACTGATTACAATGTCGCTGTTATCGCTGAAGAAAGAGACAAGTTGATAAAGGAGCGTCAGGACATACAGAGAAAGCAGGCTGAGAAGGAGGCTTATGACTCTAACCTCACAATGATTGGCGACCATTTGGCTAAGACGTATAATGCGTCTTCCGATGAAATCAAAAACTTTGTTGAAGTTATGGATAAGCCTGAAAGTGTCACGGTTGACAATCTCTTTCAGTTATACAGGATGAGGCAAACTGGTGTTGTGAATGGACAACCAGAAGGTGGTAAAGAACCTATTAAGTCAGCAGAATCTGAAACTCCCAGCAGTGAGAGTTTTGACCAGATGAAACGGGCTCAACAGGTTCCGTCGCCTATGGGAGTACTTCCCAGCGCAAATAAAGCCGCATCCAGTTCTCCTGAGGATGGTATTTTGGACTCTATGATTGGTGACTACAACAAACGGAACCCTTGGACATAAGGAGATGTTAGCTAATGGCTAATGCATATTCACTTAGTACTGGTGTAACACCGCAAGGTGTCAGCATCAATGACTCCCGCCGAATTTTTAATTTTGGCGATAGAGTGTCCGAGCTTGCTCCACAGCAATCACCGTTTTTCGTATATTTGTCGAAAGTTGCGAAGTCGTCCACTGATGACCCTGTATTCAAGTTCCTTGAACAACGTCATCAATGGCAAAGACGTAACTTTGTTTTAAAGACTGCAATCGCAAGTAACATTGCGTCTGGCAGTGACACCGCATCCTTGAAGGTGGTATGCTCGTATGATAAATACGGCGCAGAATCAGCTTCTGGGAAAAGTGCCGCTCCCCAGTACTTTGTAGTCGGGCAAGTTGTGAGAATCGCTGGTAAGGCTATGCGTATTAAAAGCGTACAGTCTGTCGGCGACGGTGAGAGTGCGATTTACGCCGCTGGTACAGCGGCTACCTACTCCGCAATAACAATGACATGTCTTGAAGCATCAGGCGCAATAGCGGCTGATAAAGAAGGACAGATTATTGGTAGTGCATGGGGTGAAGGTAGTACTGACCCAGATGGTTGGAAAGACGAACTCTACTCTAGAGAAGGTTATTGTCAGATTTTTAAAACTGCAATACAACTCTTTAGCGGAACTGCTTTGGCAACTCGTTATCGTGGCAGACCAGACGAATATCGTCGGGTTTGGGCCGATAAATTAATGGAACACAAGATGGACATCGAACACGCAATGCTCTACGGAGTAGGTGCGAGTGACGAGTCTGCATCTGGTGGGCCGGTGCGTTATTCGCACGGAATAGTCCCTTACACTCTGGCAAATGGTAAGAACTTTGCTTTTACCTATGCTAGTAGTGACTATGATGACTTCATAGACGCTATGCAGGACTTCTTCTCACCTGAATCTGGAAACAGTGGTGACAAGCTTGTATTGACCTCACGGAAGATACTTGCTTGGATGAACAAATTGGGCTCAGGAAGCTTTATGGACAACACCGTCGGTACTTCACAGTATCGTTTGGATGTTCAGAACATTAAAGGTTCCTTCGGGCATATGGTTACTAGAGTAAATACACTCTTCGGTAACCTCCACTTTGTTGCTGAACCGCTATTGCGGAATCAGGATGAGAACTTAGCAATCGCTATTGATATGGCGAATGTTAAATATCGTCCTTTGAGTGGTAATGGAGTATCTCGTGATACGCACATAATCACTAACGTCCAGAACAACAATGTTGATGGTCGGAAAGATATGATTTTAACCGAATCTGGTTTAGAAATCAGTCTGCCTGAAACTCACGCATTGCTGACTTGGTCGTAACAGTTAATTGGGGGGCTTCGGCCCCCCATAACTAAAGGTTTAGATGGCTTTTACTACTAAAATAGCTTCATACGCAGGAGTCATAACTGGCTTAGATGCGACTAATGCATTAAGAGTAGCTGTTGACCATACACTAGGTGTGGTTAAGAAAGCTAACCCTATGGTTCTTTCTCAGTTTTCTCACGCAGTTAGAGTAGAGCTTACTATGGGTACAGGATACAACTTAAGAGATAGTAATGTATTCGATGTTGTAAAGGTTGAGAGAGAGTCTCGTATAGCTCAACCAGTATCTCCAGAGACGATATATCAGGTTCAAGATTCTGCAAGTATTTATTATGCTCAGGAATACTCTCCAGCATATACTATTGATTTTGAATCTAATTTAAGAATTTTTCCCGACACTTCAGCGACTAAGAAGGCAAAGATATATGTTATATTTGATTCTAATGGTAAGACAATAGATGATAATGCTGAGACAATAAAGGATAACGCCTATAATCTATATGGAGTCAACTATTCTGTTCTAGTAGAGAAGTTCCCAGATATTTGGAAGGATTATGTAATACTACACGCTTCTGAGCTACTATTGCTCGAGAAGATGGTAGACTTCAGCAAGAAGTTACCAACCGACCTTGATGCTGATACAACTTTATTTGACCAAATCGCAGATGTGGCTCTATCAATTACTTATACGTTCCCATCCGTAGACTATCAAGATGCTTTAGATAAAGCTAAGTCTTTAATGGATAGTACTGGAAGCATTGGTGGCGACGGTACAGTTCTTAGCGCACAGCAATGGTTAGAAGATGAAGACGAAGATATGGTTAGGTCTACCCTAGAAGCTGTACAAGCTGAATTAGGGAGAGCTGGAGCAATCTTAGGTGAGTTTAACGCAGAGATAAATGCTAAAGTCACACAGAAGTCACAGGTTTTACAAGAATTTCAAGCAAACATCCAGAAGAAGATGGGCTTGTACGATAAGATAATACAAAAATTAAGTACTGATTATCAATGGGTAGCTAGCCAAATACAACTTGTACAGGCTAAGAAACAAGAATTTATACAAGCTCAAGGCGGCGGAGGGATGTCTGATAATCCCGAGGAAGGTCAGATATGAAATTAAAAGAAATGGTTGAAAGAATTCAGCAACATCATCCAGATATGAATATCACAGAGATTGTGCGTTCACTTAATGATGGTATGAATGACATAGGATTTAAGACAGAGTTAATAGAGTCTGCTGACCAGTTTGATACGGTTTTGAACCAACGTGTCTACAAACTGAAGAAGCATATGATTAAGATAAAATCCGTAGATTACGATGGCAAATCTATAAAGAAATTGTTAGGTAGACCGATTGAACGAGACTTAGAATAATGGAACGAGCTAATATAAGTATTAGTCAGTGGGTTTGGTGGTTAGAGCGTGATTCTGTTTTAATAGCATATTATGACCAATCTACTGATAAGTTTATATCACCATCGACTGCTGATAAAGTAGTAACATTATTCTATATACAGCGTCCTGATAAGTATTTATT